TCGGGATTGAGGTTTGCGGGGTTCAAGTCACGGACTTGAGGTGGTGTCCCACAGGGACTATTTACCGGCCTCTCGCTTGAGCACAGCTGCAAGGTCAGGATCGGTAGCTTCCAAGGCCATTTGCCTGGTTAAGTTAATACTACCTTCCAACCAAGGATTAGCGATACCTGCAGCACCAGCAGTTCCAGTTGTTGGCTTAGCACCCATGCCAGCTTGAGCACTTGGCTTGAAGTGATGCTCAAAACCAGAACCAGGATTTTTAAGCTTGGCAAGGTAGACATTGATGTCCTCCTCAACACCACCGCTGAGAACCTTGACGCTGCCGTCTTCTGCTTTTTTCAGATTACTCTGAACAAGTTGCAGCATCTGCTCAGCGTTAATTGCACCAGATTGACTGATTGCTGACAGCGCAGACGTTTTCATTGCTGCTGTTTCGTTAGAAGCCCGAAGATCTTCTAACTGACGCTGCAGGTCAGCAATTTCTTGTTGTTTGTCCTGAGCAGTCTTGTTGGCTTCCTCCCAAAGATCCTTCCACTGGCCTTGGTCCTCCAGTGTTTTGCGGCGCTGTTCGTCTTGTTTTTTGTAAACGTCGTCGAGCTTGCCTTTGATGCCTTGAAATTTTTCCTCGGCTTCAATGGCACGTTGCTGAAGCGTTTGAATTTGCTGCTCGTAAGCAGAAACATCGACAGCAGGAGTCTCAGTCGCAGCCACAGGCTGTTCAGGTGACGCCACGGGCGTCTCCTGGATGACTTGTTCTTCCATTGTTGGGAATTGATTTACTCTGCTACTTTACTAGCTTTTGTTTTTCTGGTTGTCTTCGCCTTAGCGGCAGGCTTTGCAGGAGCTTCTGTTTTCTTTTCAGAGGCGGGATCCCAAGAGTCAACAAGTTCCCACTTGTAGGAACCATCTGCTTGCAACACTTTGTCGAGAGACTTGGCCATGCTGTAAGAAGCGATTTAGTCCTACTGTAACTCTGGCGCGGAATCTTGCGACTCAGCAGCTTTTGACAGGATTTCACCCTGAACGAGCATGTCACGGAACTCTTCACGACTAATGATCTGGTCTTCAAACAGCTGACCCATGGCCGTAATGTCTTGGCCAATCAGCCGTTGCAAGTCAAAATCACGACTGATCTTCACCTTAGGGGGCTCAATACCCAGATAATTTGCAGCTAGGTTATAAGACTTCTGCAGGCCAGACTCCAGATCCATCGACACCATCGACAGCATTGAGTTGGTGTCAATCCGATCCAGACGACGGGCATCAGCAGATTCAGCGACAAACTTCTGTTGACTCAGCGTGCTGATCCCCAACGTTGCCATCTGCTGCTGCAACTCCTGTATCTCTGATGTCTGCGCTTCAAACGCGCTAGATGCCGGTTCCACGTAATAGACCTTATTACCCGGCTGGGTCGCCATCGCGTAATTAACGCTGACAGCCATGTCTTTCGTCTGATCGTCCCAGCCCTCAAGGACGAGCATCGGTTGCGAAGCGATGTGGAGACTGTGGATAAGATCCGCCTGACGTTGATAATGGGCCAGATTGAGATGAGCAATGTCCAGCAGCGGCGGCTTACTGGTCATTGTGTCCGTTTTATTCGCGTAGATCGTTACCAGTGGAATTTGATCGAGCGAGTAAGGACCAGATTCAACCAGTTCATACTCCGACGTAGCATCGGATTGATTGAATGAAGCGGGGTATGGAAATGGCCCTTGCATTTCGAGTTTTTGCTCTTCCTGGCGAAAGACGCGATAACGACCTGGCTCGATGACACGTACTTGGTCATAAACTTTTTCACCAAATTCGCCGTCGGGAACTACTGCTTTTTCTCCGATTCGAACTTGCGTAAGGTTTCCGTAATTGGTTTCGCGGTCCAGTCGCCAACCGTAGATCTGAGTGGGATCCACCTCAATCCAATAGGGCCGACGATTAAGAGCACGCTCTTCTGCAAGACTTCTTGCGTCCGTAGGCGCAGGAAAATCAACCAGCGTGTGACAGTGCCCATACGTCAGGGCACAAATCAGGAGTCGTCGGGCGTACTCATCTAGATCCGATCCACATCCATCGACATCCTTATTAAAGACATCTGTCCAATAAGGGTCGCCTTCGATGCTGATTGGTTTACGAAGGATTAAGCCAGCTGCCGCTCGGATCAGTCGCTGCGTGTAGGGCGTAAATACAGAACGATTGACTCGCGCTAGATACGCTGAATAGTCTTCACGAGGCTCTAAAGGCAGGAATGCCTCGCTGTTTTCACGTAAATACTCCGTACCGTTTACGACGGCTTTCATGATCTCCCAGCCTTTCATCTGGTCGATCACCGCCCGTGTACGGACGAATGGACTGTCAACACTCCCCATGTAGGAGCTGCTGACCAAATGGGTCCTTACGAGCCCTGGGACGGAGTAAGTCATGTCTTCATTTTAACCGTTGATTAGTTGTTGCAACCCCAGCGGCGACGAGCAGCTTTGCCTCGTTCGCCCGTCCAGTTCTTACTTCTTGCGCAAAAAGACTTTTTACGTGCAGCCTCTTTTTTATTTTTTGGCTTGCCAGTTACTGGTGGCTTTAAGTTAGAACCAGTTTCACGATTGTATTTAGCTCGACCTTTAGCTGTCAGGCCAGCACCCTTGCTGGCAGGAAGTTTTTCACCCCTGCCAACACTAAGATTTGGACCTTTTTTACGCTTTTTCTTCTCGGCCATTACTTTTTACCCCCAGGCTTACGACGCTTATGTTGGTAGCCTATCTTCTTTGAGCCGGTTTTTTCGCGCTTAAACCGAGCTTTTTCGGCAGGTGACATCTCACCAGTCGTTTTGGGCGTCTTGGACGACACTCGTTTTGATGGTCGGCACGCTGGATAGTCCCGCTTTTCGCCCTTAGAGCGCCCACAAGGCTTTCCGGTCTTTATATCGACCCATTTCTCGTCAAACCATCGGCCAAGCCCACCACGAGGCTTACTTGGCTTTTTTGGTTTTGCGGGTTTTCGTGGTTTTTTTCGTTCCGCCACTGGTTGCTTTCCGATAAGTGCCACCACGCTTCTTATACTCGCGCACCAACCACGCATTTGCATACGCGCTCGGATAAACTGCGAATTTGCGCTCGGCTTCAGCCTTTACGCGAGCATAAAGCGCCTTGTTTACTGGGACGTTTTCACTGACCACAGCTACACCGCATCTTCTTAGCGCCCTTTTTCATGCCCTTCTTTTTCTTGGGTGGACGGCCTTTTTGTGTGCCGTAAGTCCCTGGACCTTTAGGCATGACGCAAAATGCGACGACATGCTTAGTTTAAACAGCTTTAGACCCGTATTCCAGCGTTACACGCCGCTTTTTACCGCTAGGCGAATTCCAACGGAAAAATCTTACCTGCACTGACGGATGAAGCTCCTCCTCAGGTGATTGCAACGTCTTCCAGCGATGATCACACTCCAAACAACGCCGCTCACGCACACAATCATTGTCCTGTGACGTATAGCGCCCCATCACCTTGGA